CCCCCCCACTTATCACTTATCACTTTTCACTTATCACTTAATCCCCCCCATTTATCACTTTTCACTTATCACTTTTCACTTAATCCCCGTCCTTTCACGATTTCTGCACACCTTATAATATTGTATCACAATTCGGGACGAACCGACATTTCTAATCAAAATCCCTTGTGATATGCGCGATACAATATTATGCTTCAAAGCAATGCCAGAATCGGTGGACGTTGAAAAACGCATCCTCCGCAATGTCATTTTGGCACAAGTGGGCGAAGCAAAAGGGCATGGCGTCTTTGTTGAACAAAAGTTCATCGAAGCCATTGCCGCGCAGTCGCCTACTGAGGGGGTGCTTTCCAACTTCGGACACAATTGGGACAATATGGGTTTGCAGTTCGGACGGGTCAAAAACGTCCACGTCGAAGGCAACCAAACCAAAGGCGACCTGCACATCTACGCCAATGCTGACAATTCGCCACGCTTCCCAAACATGGGCACTTGGCTGATGAATCAAGCAACCGAAGACCCCGCAAGCGTGATGCTGTCTATTTCCTTCAAACCCGCTTACTTCTACCAATACAACGCGAGCCTTCAAGAAGTCAAGCTCGAATTAAACCGTTGGGGCGAACCCCGCGCCGAATTTGAGGGCAAACCTATTTATGTCGCTTTGGGCAAACTACGCTCGGTGGACATAGTGGACTCTGGCGCAATTACTGAAAAAATGTTTTCTAACTCTTCCGAACGCACGGGCTTCATTGGTCAGCTTAGGAAATTACTTGGTTTTGATATGACAAACGAGAATAACAACGGCGGTGGCACAAACGACGGCTCATTCGTGTGGGTAGGACCTGTACAAATGTCCGCAGCAGATGCCGTAACTGAAATCATCGCTTTGCGCGAAAAAGAAATCAGTTTGAAAAGCGCGTTGGCAGCAGCCGAAGCGAAAGTAACGGAAAAAGAAGCCGAATTCGCCGCTAAAGAAGCAGCAAAAGATGCCACTATCACGGACTTAAACGTGCAGTTGGCAGCAAAAGAAGCCCGCATCGTGGAGCTATCCAACGAAGGTGCTGGCGAACACGCCAAAAGTGACTTAGGCGGCAACGACAACACCGAAAAAGACCCTGAAATGGCAGCATTTGGCAAAGGCTTACGCAATAGAAATAAGGGGTAAGTGAAAAGTGATAAGTGAAAAGTGGGTATGACGACCACTTATCACTTATCACTTTTCACTTATCACTTAGTTATCACCTTAAAAATTATACCTGAGACATGGCAATTGTACAAGCCTTGAAGACCAACAACGCCGCACTCGTGGAACGTTGGTTGAATAAACAAGGGACGGAACTAATCCGTCAAATTTTCTTTGGCTTCCAAACTGCCTCAATTGTGCGGCGTTTTGGTGGTGTTAAAAAGACGCTTGACATCGGCGTTTTTAACAAGGATAAAAAAATCGTGCGCGGTTGGAGCAAAGATTTCGCGCCAAAGGGCGATGAATTTAGCTACGACAAGCTCACGCTTTCGGTAGGCAAAAAAAAGGTGGAGTTAGAAATGACTTACCTCGAAGAACAAGTTGAAGCCTTCGACGCTTACTTGGAAGGAACGGGCGAAGCGACATCGAGCATGAGCGACGAAGCCTACGGCACAAAGTTCATGGCGTGGTTGATGTCGGAAGCAGCCCAGGGCATTGATGAAGAATTTGAAGAAGCAACGTGGATGGCGATTAAAGACGCGACTGCTCCTGCTGACGCTGATTTGATTCGCACCTTCGACGGCTACCGTCGCCAAGCGGCTACTATTTGTGCTGCGGCTGCTTCGGTTGTCAATACGGGCGCAATTGACCAAACCAATGCCGTTACAAAAGTTGAAACTTTCTTCCGGGGCTTCGACAAACGGATTCAGGCATCGGGTGCAATGATTGGCTGTACTTACAATTTGTTTAACGATTACAAAATTCACTACCGCGATATGCACAAGCAAAACGCCTTAGTGGAAACGTTCGCAGGAACAAATTTTGAGGCAATTCCAATCTATCTCGGTGGCAAAAAAACCTATTTGATGCCATTTGCGGGTATGGGTGACGACGATGCACTCGTTGGCACACGCCCCGAATGGATGGCAATGGGCTATGAAGACATCGGAGCTTGGGATGTTCAGAAACACGGCTGGCAGTTGTGGGCGTTGAAAGCGATGCGTTTTGGTATCACCTATTTGCAACAACGCAAAGGCTATTTGATTGCAAACGACCGCCTTATCAGCATCGAATCTACGCGCACAGTCGCGTAATATTTTCAAAATTCCGTAGAGACGTGGCATGCCACGTCTCTACCTAATTCGCCAACAAAAATGAAGAATACAGAACAGGAAGATGCAGTAGCCATGCGTGAAGCACTCCTACAAGACGAAATTGTACGATTAGATGCCGATAATGCAGAGAAGGACCGAATTATTGCCGAACTAAGACAAAACGGTTCGACCCCCTCAGTATCAAAGCTGAAAATTCCAGAAGAAACCTTCATCGTGGAAGAAGTAGAATATCGGTTTTTGGTGGCAGGATTTCACCACAAAAACAAATTCTACACGGCTAAGGAAGCTCTTGGCAATTTGGAATTACTCGCTGAAATCGTCGAATTTGGTATCGTAACAACTGTCTGAAATTCAGACGGCATTTGTTAACCCTTAAAATTAATTATCGCAATGGCTTGTGAACGCTCTGCGCTTAAAAATATTCGCCGCAAATGCGGTGCAAACGCGCCCTCTATCGGCGCAATGGTCTATTACACACCCATGTCTGAGTTTGTTACTCGACCTATCGGTGGCTCTGATGGTGTCTCCGTTTCGGCTTTTTCGCTTATCGCTGGTGGCAAATTTCAAACGGTGGAATTGTCGAACAAAAAAGGGGCGTACAAAGGCGGTGGTAAGGAAGGTGGCTATTTCGAGCCGCAAATCACTTGCAATCATCCCAAAGTGAACGCGGAAAGCACAAGCGGCTTTCAAGCGATGCTCAATACCTTGTATGCCGTCATTTTTCCAGACAACAACGGGCAGCTGTTAATGTGCTTGGACATGGAATTTGAGTATGACCCGAACATTGACGACAGTCAAAACGGCTACGAAATCAAATTCATGGGTGGTAAACAAGGCACGCCTTTATTGCACGTAGCCACAGGGACAATCATCCCTTTGTAAGTTCACCACCTACGGATATTCTCGTAGGTGGTGTGCCGAGTACACCATCAAGTTTTGGCAAACCCGACTTTTCGGGTGATTTTGCTTAATGCTATTTAAAAGCACCTGTTTTACAATGAAAAAAATGCGAGCGAAAATAGAGGCTATCGCTATCGGTGGTCGGGGGTTTATTCGGCTTTCGCAACTATCGAATGAGGATATTCTAACGCTGATAGCCGAATACCCCGATACAGCCCAGTATTTTGAAGAAATACCGACGGATGCTGACCCTATTGCCAAAAACAAAGTCGCGCAGTTGCCGCAACTAAAATAAAAAAAACGTGACGTATGCCAACAAGTACCCGCTACACTTATCTCGGTCCTGAATACGACCATACGGGCGGCGTGTTACTTCCTGGCATGGTTGGTTTACCCCTCTATCCGCACAAAATGTCGGATGACGACATTGCGCTGATTTTAGATGAATACCCAAAACTTCGAAAGTTTTGGCATGACAGCTTTATCATCACAGACGGCGGCGGGGGAACGGGTGGAGGAACAGACACCTCTACTTGGAAATTGGATTGGACACCATTAAGAGTGATGACCAACCAATTGTCCGATTTGATTCATCAATTTGTTTAGTTAACTATTTTAAAATTTTATTTCATGTTCAATTTTCTTGAGTTGAAAGCCAAATTGGAAGAATTGCAGGTACTCACGGTATCTGGCTTTCAATGGACAAAAGACGGTTTGCAGTGGTTGTACAACCGCATCGGACAAGTCCGCACGGAGTTGTTGGCAGCGATTGGCGCAGCTAAATCTGACGCCATTGCGGGCGCAAAAACCTACACGGACACAACGGTTGATTCTGCAAAAACGGACGTAAAATCTTACGCAGACGGCAAAGCAGCAACGGCAAAATCTGAGGCAATTGCAGATGCAAAAACCTATACAGACCAAACCGTTGATTCTGCAAAAACGGATGTAAAATCTTACGCTGACGGTAAAGCAGCAACGGCAAAATCGGAGGCAATTGCAGATGCAAAAACCTATACTGACCAAACGGCTGTAACCACTTTAACGGCAGCAGCAGCAGCAGCAGACCAGAAAGTAGCGGCTGAGGTTATCGCTCGTGACCAAGCAATTGCGGCATCGAAAACGTTATTGGAAAGCTATGCAGACAGCAAAGCAACGGCAGCAGTTGCAACCGCAAAAGCCTACACAGATGGCGTAGGTGATGCGGCTGAACAAGCGCGTGCAGCAATGCAAACAACGCTCAACAACCGTTTGACTATCCTCGAAAGCGGCAATTTTGGCGCATGGGAAGATTTTGCAGTTTTACCACTTACAGCAGCTGATGGCATCGCAACGCCTGCTCAATTGGCAGATGTTTTCGCGGCTTCAATGACGGCTGATGGCAAAACAGTGAAACCAAACGCGACTTACGTTTTGATGGTGGAAGGCAATGTAGAGGTTGAGAAATCTATCATCTACACAAAAACGAATGGTCAATCGGCAACAGCTAACGCTTCTGCGGGTGAGCAATTCGTCGTCAAAACGGATGCAAATGGTGTAGTTGTATCGGCACGTTATGTCGCAAATCCTTTCATGGAAGCGAAAATGGCAACAGATGCTAATTTCCAAGAAGTGAAAACGGGTATTGCAGACCTTAAAAATGCGGTGGCAACAAACAACGCCAACATCTTGGCTATCCGTGACGGCATCCAAGCGATGGTTCAAGGCTGGACGGGAGGACTCCCAAACTCGTAACGGGTAGTTCGGCGGCTCAACCTGTACCTCCTTCATCGGGGGACTTTACAATAGACTTTGCAGGCTAAAGAACGACTATCCAAAACTTAGCAACCAAATTGGGCTATTAGCTGACTCTATTAGCTGATAGCCCTTTTTTTAATTCATCAATCTTTTTGAAATAATGAAAAATATTAAATTTTTCGCAGTCTTATCTGCTCTTTTTCTGTTCACGCTCAATTTGTCCGCACAAACGGACAGCGTGTTCAACCAAATCACGCTCGATGTGAAACGCATCGTCGGCACGGACTCTATCACGCCAGAAGAGATGAACCGCATCTTAAAAATGCTCAATTATCGCATTAAAGCAACCGAGACTTTGAGCATCCCGACAAGCGCGAAAGGTGTTTCTGGCGGTGTCGCACCACTCAATAGTTCGGGACAAGTGCCTGTGACGCATATTCCTGTGCATTTGCACAGTATGACGCAAATTACGGATTATGTTCCATTAGATACAATAAGTAAGTTTGCCACGCAAAACCCAAGCGGTGGCGCGTATGCGAAAAAGGTAGATGGTTCGTATGCTAAACTCGCGTTTGAAGACGAAACGCACGATAATCAAAGCCTAAGTCTTAATGAAAGAACGCTGAATATTCAAGGTGGAAACTCTGTTATTTTGCCACTCGCTGATACGAGCTTTCGACAAATTAATACGAATTTGAAGGGCGGAAACAATGCTTTTTTGTCGCAAAGCGGGACATATAACGTTTCGTTAGGAGATAGCACGTTGATGTTTTCTTCTGAGACGACATCTGACAATACAGCTATCGGGCATAAATCATTGATGCAAGCTACTGGCATTGAAAATATTGCATTAGGAAGAGAAAGCCTATCTGAAAATGTAATTGGCGAAGGGAATACAGCTATTGGGCATCATACGCTCAAAAAATTCATGGGCAATAATACGACTGCGATAGGTGCGTATGCGTTAACAAATCTGACAACAGGGATTGGCAATATGGCTATTGGTTATGCGGCGATGCTTGGGACAACAACTGGCAGAAATAACACAGCGATTGGAAATGGTGCTTTGTTTCAACTCTCTACGGGAAGGAATAATGTTGGAGTAGGCGGAAGTGCTCTTAACATGATTACGACAGCATACGACAATATCGGTATTGGATTCGGAGCTACTCGTTTTTCAAACGGCAACGGCAATATCGGTATTGGAACTTATAGCACATCTGGGACAACAACTGGCACAAGCAATGTTGGAATTGGCGGATATGCTCTATCAAGCAATCAGGTTGGTAGCAATAATACAGCAATTGGGATATCGGCTGGAAATAACATTACGGGCAATAATAACACAGCAATTGGCTACAACACACAAGTTCCAGACCCTACTGCGAACAATCAGTTAGTTTTAGGCACTCGTTTTATCGGGTATGCGGATGGTCACAATGAGTTACCAAATCGTACTAAATTAGACACTTTACAAATTTCCCAAAATGCCGCAATAGGCAAAGTCCTTACATCAGACGCTTCTGGCAATGCGCTTTGGCAAACACCCGCATCTGGTGGTGACCCTAATTTCAGCACAGTCGGCACAACAAACGTAAAAAGCGGTTTAGATGCGCTTTACAACAATACAACAGGTGTCAGCAATACTGCAACGGGTGTAGCGTCATTAAACCAAAATACAACAGGCTACTGGAACTCTGGCGTGGGTTTTAAATCATTGAATAAAAACACAACAGGGTATCAAAACAGCGCAGTAGGTTCACAAGCACTGTCTTCCAATACCATTGGATATAACAACATTGCGATGGGCGTAAATTCTCTATTGTACAACACAACAGGAAACAATAATGTATCCTTCGGTGTTGCGGCACTTGGCACAGTGACCAATGGCAGCGAAAATGTTGCAATGGGGTCTTTTGCGGGCAACAACCTTGTGAGTGGTAGCAATAACGTACTCATTGGTTTCAATGCGAACCTTCCTTCTACAACAGGCAGCAACCAATTGTCGATAATGAATAAAATCTATATTGATGGAAACGGCAACTTCGTTTTTAAAAATGTAAAATCTTATGCCTCCGATGCGGCGGCTGATGCTGACACAACCCTACCAAGTCAAGCATTTTACAAAATCACGGGTAGTCGCGTTTTGTATCAAAAGCCTTAATTAACTTACCCACGTTCGGGAAAAGTGCCCCCGACCCCAGAGGGGAGTATCACGACTACCGAGACATCGGTCAAATGTCTCGGTAGTCGTGATACTCCCCTCTGGGGTCGGGGGCACTTTTCCCGAACGTTATAAAATCATCCAAAAAAATGAAATACCTTTTCCTATTTACTTTTTTGGCAGTTTTCGCAAGCTGCCACGTTCAAGACACTGCACAAGTTGTCTTAGATTTGCCTAAACTCGACATTTCGACCCCCTCAGTACCAAGCGGCACTTATACCCTCACAAAGGAAGTAAGCGTCAGCGCAATGGACAGCATCGTTAAAAACTTATCGGGCAAAACGCTGAATGAAGGCGTGGACATCGCCCTCACAGGTGTGACAATCAGCGTATTAACGCCAGAAAGTCTTACATTTTCGGGCTTTACGTATGCCACATTGTCCGTCAGTTCGGGAACGCAGATTGTGACCGTATTCAGTAACCCCCTCAGTATTTCGGGTAGAAATTACGCAGTAACGGGCTTAAACAGCAACATAACCGCGTTGATTCAACACGCCAGACAAACAACAGGCATGTTGACGTATAATTTCACGGTCACAACCAACGCAACAACACCCGCCGCATCATGGAGAATTCAACCTACCGCAAGTTTCTCATTATAGCTTGCAGCTTGCAGATTATCGCTTGTAGCCTATCGGCACAAAGCTTTGCGGGTGATTTTGCCTGTGATTTTGTGGCAAAATGTGGCAATGCCCCCCCTCAGTATCAGCCGCCTATTGCGTCAAAAAAGTGCGTATTTTCGGTTTTTCCAAACCCAACATCCGACATTTTGAGCATAGAGCCGACCCCTCAGTATTGCGCCCTTTTTGATGTATCAGGTCGGCGCATCCGAACAGGGTTTGATGTTTCGGACCTTGCACAAGGCGTGTATTTCCTGCACATTCGAGACGGCGATTGCCGCACCATTCGCAAAGTCGTAAAACTGTAAAAAGTGCCCCCGACCCCATAGGGGCGTATCACGACTACCGAGACATCCGCCAAATGTCTCGGTAGTCGTGATACGCCCCTATGGGGTCGGGGGCTTTGTCCTTTCCTACCCCTCAGTAACCTTGCACATTTGGGCAAAAATACCCCCGACCCCAAAGGGGAGTATCACGACTGCTAATCCGTCAAATGTCTCGGTAGTCGTGATACTCCCCTCTGGGGTCGGGGGAATCACTTAATAAGTTATGTCCAAAATCACCGACGCCATAGATGCCCAAAGCATCGCCTTCGCCCAAACCTTTATCGAGCAGAGAAAGGCAGCTTTGACGCGCAAAAAAGCAACGACAACGGGTGAATTATCCGATAGCTTAGATTTTGAAATGACAAAACAGGCTGGTGAAGAAGCCGCATCACTTTTACTTATGTTTTCCGACCATGGGCGTTTTTTGGATATGAAGCCACAAAGTTTTCACTATGAGCATGACCAATGGGGCAGAAATGCCATTGAACGACTACAAAACTGGATAGAACGCAAAGGCGTCAGCAAGTTTATGGAAGGTTGGCTCAAAAAACGCGGCTTGATAAAAACCGCTCAGAGTTATCAAAAAGTATTAAATTCCATTGCTTGGGGTATCGCATTAAGCCGAACGAAAGGGGAAATGCGTAGCAAAAAATGGTGGAATAAATCAAAGACCGCAGGAACGGCAAACCTACAAAACAACGTAGTAGCCGCATTGTACGAGCCTGTTATTGAAACCATCGTCGAGGAACTTACCGATTTACAAAAGTTCAACGCCTATCAAAATACAAGACGGTCTTACAGCTTAAAAAATGGTCGTTAACCTTCAAAATTTGTAAAAAATGCCACGTACCGATAATGTCCAGATTCGGATTGACTTCATCACCGACGAATCCAAGCAGTTTGCCAACGTCATCAAAGACACGGAGAAGTTTCGCGGTGAGCTAAAAAAAGCGCAAAAGGAAGTAGAAACCCTCACCAAAGAGCAGGATAGACTTGCAGCACAAGGTAAAGACACGACTGCTGTTTCCTTAAAACTCGCCGAAGCTGAACGCAAAGTCGCGCAAAACCTACAAAATATCGCCGAGTCAAGCCGCGATATTGCGAAGATAGATTTGTCAAAACTGATGCCGTCACAGCTTGTCACGCGAGCGACGCAACTCAAGCAAGCTCTTCAATTTATCCCTGCCGCGCATCCAGAACGCAAGCAAATGGAAGCCGACTTGAAGCGCATCAATGACCAACTCGCCGAAATGAACGGCAAAACCAAAGGCGTGTCAAAAGAAATGGCAGGACTGAGGGGTGCAACGGGTGGGCTATCAGGCATTTTTCAAAGCATTATCGGCAATTTTTTAGGTGGTGGCATTTTGGGCATTGTTCAAAGTGTTATTGGTGGTATCTGGAGTTTGGGCAAAACGGCACTTCAAGCGAGTGCAGACATGGAAGGCTTGAAAGTTGCCGTCGAGGTTTTTCTCGGCTCTGGCGCAGCCGCGACTAAGTTCCTGAAAGACATTCAAAAATTTGCAGCCGAAACCCCATTTGAGTTTCCCGAACTCGCCGAAGCAGGAAAAAAGTTATTGGCGTTTGGTTATTCGGGCGATGAGGCAATGAAATTATTAAAAAAATTGGGTGATGTGGCTTCTGCTACTCAAGTCCCCATCGGCGAGTTGGCAGCCATCATCGGCAAAGCCAAATTAGGACAAAAAATACAAGGCGAAGAACTCAATCAATTGGCTGATAGAGGCATCAATGTGTTCCCACAATTGGCTAAGGTTTTGAAAACAACCGAAGACCAGATTAAAAAACTCGGCTCGGAGGGTAAAATATCTTATGCCGATTTGGAACAAGCAATCACGATGGCGACCGAAAAAGGCGGTCAGTTCAACGGCATGATGGCGAAGCAAAGCAAAACCTTCTCTGGCTTAATGTCCACCATGCAGGACAATTTTAACCAATTTGTCCAAACGATTTTTGGCGGTATTGGTGAAGGCTTAAAGCCCGCTATTGCGGGAATTGCGGATTTTTTCGGGCAATTAACGGATTTGTTTCGGGACGGTAAAAAGCCCGTTGGCGAATTTGCGGAGGTCATTCAATACGCAGCCACTATTTTCAAAATTTTAGGCAATGTCTTTGGCATCGTTTGGGAAGTGGGAAAATTATTTTTAGGCTACATTTTGGAGCAGATTAAAGCCATCGCATGGCTTGGAAATCGTGTGGGCGACCTCATAGGTTGGTTTGTTGGTTTGGCAGAGGAAATGAAGAAAATACCCGCTTTGTCCCTTCTTTTCAAAGGCTTATTGGACACAATTGGGCTTGTAAGTGACCTACTTTCAAACGCTTCTGCCACCTTCGCAGGTTTTAGAGCCGCCGCACAGCAAGCCATTACCAATGTGCAAAACTACATGTTGGCGTTAGCCATTGATGCCGAAATAATGGGCGCAAAACTACTATCAGCCCTTAGTTTAGGTAATAAAGATAGTATTTCGGAGACAATTAAAGCATTAGAAGGCAAAAAAGCCGCTATGTTCAATGCAGGGCGAACCGTAGAACAGGCTTATACTGAGGGGCGTAATACTTGGATAAAAGCCCAAAACCAAGTAGAAAAAGAGGGCGAAGCCAAGAAGCAAGCCGCCAAAGAAGAGAAGAAAGGTATAGATGAAAAAGCAGCCGCCAAAGCTGAAAAAGAACGGCTTGACCGCATCAAAGCTGCTTTAGAAATGGAGTTAGAATTGAAGGAGATTGCGTATAGAAAAGAAGCACTTGTCAACGAAATCGCCTTCCTGAATAAAGAGAAAAACGAATCGGCTTTCAATAAAAAGTTATTAGAATTAGAACGAGACAAATACGATGCACAAATCAAGATTTTTGATACCTATCAAGCCAGTTTTTCAGCGAAAAGCGATGAATATAGAAATATTGAACTTAAAAAGTTAGAAGCCCAAAAGAAACTTTTAGAGGTAAATATCCAACTAAAGCCGCGACATGTGGAAGAAGTAGCCACTCTATCAATAAAGCCACTGACTACGAAGGAAGTCAAATCTGATGACTTAACCAAAGATGCCACACTCACAAATATTCAAACCAATGCTGATATTGAAAAACAATTAGTAAAACAAAAATTTGCTGATTTATTAAGCCTTGAGTTAAATTTCGAGTTGAAGCGTTTAGAAATTCAGAAAAAAGCATTTGCTGACCAACGGATTGAAATAGAACGATTATACCACGATAAAATCATAACAGCAAATGAATATGCTGAAAAAATGATTGCATTAGGTGAAAAAGAGATAAAAAACGACGAGAAAATACAAAAAAGTAAAGAACAAATTAGCCAAGTAGAAAACGATAGAAATAAAATGATTCAAGGCTTTAGAGCGGAAGCCATTGACATTGCTGTTGATTTGATGCAGTCTAATTTATCTAAGGAAAAACAAGCCTACAAGGAAAAATCGGACAATGTTCAGACTAAAATGGACCTGCTCAAGAAAGCAGGAAAAGAAGAATCAGCCGAATATAAAAAACTGCAACAAGAAAAAGAAGCCATTGATAAAGATGAAATTGCCGCAAGAAAAAAGGCAGGCGCAACTATAAAAGCCTTTCAAATTGCCCAAATTGTCATGGATGGCATCGCCGAAGTTCAAGGCATTTGGAAAACGGCGAATCTAAATGCACTCAATATTTTATTTCCTGGAGCAGGTGAAATAATTGCAGGCGTAAAAACAGCTATCGCTATTGGTAGAAGTACATCTGCTATCAGTCGCGTGAAAGCCCAACAATTTGAGGCTGGTGGTGTTGCCGCTTTAAAATCGGGAATATTTGGAGGGAAACCACATAGTACAGGCGGTACAAAAGGCTTCTTTTCGGACGGAACAGCCGTAGAAGTCGAAAAAGACGAAGCATTTGTGGTCGTAAACAAGAAAAACACACCGCTACTGGGCGCACTTAGTTCTATCAATGCCGCAGGAGGAAACGGCAAATCCTTCTTTGGCGAACAAGGTTTTGCCATGAATATCAACACAACACCCCGCTTTTCAACGGGTGTGATCCCCCCCCCCTATAACAACCAGGGCGAAGGGAAAATTATCGAGAAAATGGAAGCCTACATGCAAAAAGTGGACAGTTGGGCAACAAGTTTGGAAGTCAGTTTACCGATGAATAAGTTGGAAAGAAAACAGAAAGAAATCACGCTCGACCGCAATGAAGCGAGCTATTGACAAGATTAATATTATCACGGTTTGATGACGTCGCTCAGTAATGAGAGGCGTTTTTTTGTGTGACGAAATGCTTCGCATCATCGAAATGCGCGACCGCACCACCACGTTTTTCTACGTTGACCCGCCGTACTTCAATTCAAATATGGGGCATTATTCGGGCTACACTGAAAACGATTTTGAGAATCTGTTGAAAGCATTGGCAAGTGTGAAAGGCAAGTTTCTCCTAAGCTCGTACCCCTCACCCATTTTGGACAAATACATCGCCGAGAACAATTGGCAGATGAAGGCAGTCCCGATGCCCGTAATGGCGAGCAAAAACCGAAAGGAAAAAATTGAAGTGCTTACCGCCAACTTCGATATTACCTTGGGCGAATAGTCAAGAATTTTGGAACATAAGTTTTTTAGTTATGACCCCTCAGTAGCGACTACTGCGGGGTTCATTTTTGTCCTAAAAAAGTGAACCCCGCCACGACTACCATCGCTTTGGGGTTCTTTGAGAGTGCGTGAAGCCTCACGCGCATCCGCACAATATTTTATATATCTGAGAAAACATCTCCTAATTCGCTCAATTCATTAAGTCCGAATGAAGACAGATATTTTGATGTAGTCGTAAGGTTTTTATGCCTCAGTTGCAATTGTAAAAGCCGCATAGGTACATTATTTTTATGAAGTTGTACAGCCCCTGCATCCTTCCACGAATAAATTGACCACTGTTGTTTTCTTCCGAAAATGCCCACACCATTGAGAGCTTTGCGATGCCGTTTGTTCCAATACCCTATTGACGCTTGAAACGGCGTTGGAATACCATCTTTTCCTACAAGAAAATAATCCTGTGGGTATTTGTGTAAATCCATCGCCTCCAAAATTGTCAAAAGTTGATTCGGAATCTTCACACGTTCAGTCAAATCATTTTTTGCGACATCTCCACCTACCCTCAGTATCGCATCATCCAAATTTACATCGCATACCCGAAGACCAGTCAACTCATTGCCAGGGCGAATAAAGCAATAAAAAATGAGCTTTATGGCAAATACAAGCGGCTTATCATTCAATTCACACCATTCAAGTATCGTTTTTCTTTGACTAATCCGAAAATACTCGCGTGATTTCCCACTTTCTTTTCGCTTTTTAGTATCATCAAAAACGTTTTTATTGACAACTTTAGAATTTCGTAGTTTCTTAAAATAGCTTTTAAGCGTTCGACGATAGTTGTTAATCGTCGTTCCTGACAAACCTTTTATCCGCAAATAATTAAGAAAATCCTTTGCCGTCGTGTCAGACACCACTTCAATCATAGCTTCCTTACAATACTCATCGAATTTTTTAATATGTGTCTTGTAGCAGGACACACTTTTTTTCTTTAGCTCAATTTTATGTTTGTCAAGTTCCTCTTTTAGTTTTTTAGTAGCCGTATTTGCCGCAACGAGTTTTTTTGCCGTCTGTTTAGGCTTATACCCCGCTTCAATAACGGTTTTCATCCGTTCAATTTCTTCATACCGCGCCTCAACCGTCTTCAATTTGAACGAAACCGCCTCTTTTTTCGGACGCACCTTCCCAAAACTATCTGTATATAGAAAGCTCAAATACCATCTTTCCTTTAAATCCAGACTTAAAGGATATACCTTAAAACAAAAATTTTTTAACATCGCAGTGTAAAGTTTTACACGCAATGCACTTTAGTTTTAAAACTGTACCATTGTAATTAATTGATTTTCAATGAGTTATGATGACATGCGGAGACTGAGAGATTCTCAAAACACCACTGTAATTCTTTGATTATCAACAAGTTATACAGGTACAGAATTAAGTCAAAAAAAGTGTACCACGCGGGTTTTATTATATTCACCATTTATCGTCTTTACTTGGGCTATTTTTATTCATAGCTTCAATAAGTAAGTTTTCTAAGCGGTGGAGGTCTTCGCCTAATGCCTTTCTTAGCGTTTTATTCATTTTTGGGTACTTCCAATAGTCTTCTGCACCCCACTCAAACTTTCCTTTTATGGTTACTTGGTTGAATGTATAGCGATAACGTCCATCTTTTATTTCAATTTTTATAGTGATGTTCATTGGTAGTTCAGCATTAGCCATGACATTCCAAAATGTGAAGGTTGAAATGCCTTTGCCGATAATTACACCATTTTCAGCATCATCTAACTGAATGACATCTTTACTTGATTTGAAGCCGTTTACAAAAAAAAGTTTGGCACGTTGGTATAACTCTTTTTTTGAAAGACTATCCATTTTCACAACTTCCTGAATACCTACTTTACCTTCCAATACAGGCATACTAAGAGAATCTTGTGTTATTTTTTGCGCTTGTGCGCTAAAACTTGCGGCAACCATTACTACTATTAAAATTATTTTTTTCATCTTAAATAAATTTCAATTACTTGTATCAATTTATATCGTAATCAATGGCTACGCTCTCCCACTTATTTTTCTCATAAGTGGTCAATTTTGAGTAACCATTGACAGCATTATATTCATAAATGGCTTTGATATGCACGATAGTCTTACCATCTAAACCGTAAAGCCCTGTAAAAGGTGTTTTAGGAAAAGTAGCATTTTTTCTACTATCGAAAATAACTATATACTCGATGTTCCAGTTTTTTTAAATCACGTATTTTTGTCTAAAATTCCCGAAGGGAATGTATGTTTATAGGAATATTATGGATTGATTTTCCTTAATCCCGAAGGGATTATATGTAATTGTGGACATTTTGACATATAATCCCTTCGGGATTTGAGAAAAATATCCGATTTCGTCCTATAAACATACATTCCCTTCGGGAATTTTAATCGAAACTGTATTGTTGTAAAAAAACTGGAACATCGAGTATATAAGAAAAGAAACCATTAGTAAATTCAGACTTCCGTTTGCTACAAAGGCGTTTCAAAGCATCTATATCAAAACTACTTTTGGACACATATAGCTCCATTGTGTTTATATGCTCACCTATATGCTCTGATTTTGAATTAACTAAATCAAAAGCATCTATCTGCTCTTTTTGAATTATTGAGTTAGATTCACTTGATTGCAGAGGCGAGTAGCTACCTATTTCCTTCTTTATTGCTATTTCTGTTGGTAATATTTTCTTATTAGTTAGATTTAGAAAGGCATTTGCATAACGCTCTGTGTAATTGTCGCTACTATCTATGACTACTTTAGAGAACCTTTCAATATACACAAAAGATGAGTCTGTAGAAAATACTTTATAAGCGATACCCTCTCCGACACCTTTTGAAAAAGTATTTTTAGCAATTTCTTTCACATGGCTTAGTTTCGTTGGTTTAGGCTCATTTTGGCAACTAACTAAAAATAAGAACACAAATAGTAATTCTTTCATACGCGCAGGGAGTTTTTATAAGTTTATTGAAATTTGTTTCCGTGTGTAATCTCCCCCCTCAGTATATTTCTCGTATTATTTCTTAATTCATCTGTGCATCTTCATATCGCCGCAGCTTATCCCGCAGCCCTTCTATTATTTCTTCCTTATCCCGTAGCCGACTTTCTAACTCCGCGATGCGCTCACTCGGCGTTATCGTCTGCATCACAACGCCGTGGTTGTCACCATTCACCGCCGTAATAGTGAAAACACTCGGCTCAACGCCCAGGGCGGTGCTTACTTTTTGTATCATTTTTTGCGTGTATGTTTCTTTATTGAAAAGTGTTGAGGTATTCGATGTTGAATGTTTCATCATCGCTGCCAATGTTTTTTTATCTAAATTCCTTTCTTCTAAAATATCTTCTAAAATTTTTTGGTGTCCTATACTCTTTGGCATTATTGAAAATCAATGTTTTAAATATTAGTATTAAAAAAATATAATAACAAAGCAAAAATAATTTGCTTAAATATTTGTAAATATGAATAACGGTATTACTTTTGTCCTATCAAAATTATTAAGTAACTGCTAACGAAATTATTAAGTTGCAAACATAAAAAATATTAAGTAATGACCAAAATATTAAGGTTAAAAAAATTGACGAAGGACGAATTGAGAAAACTCGCTACCCTCTTCAAAGGCAATCGGGACGGATTAGCGATAGAAGCTGGCGTGTCTATACAAACGGTGCACAACACGTTTCAAGACAAACATCAGAATGAAAAGGTGATTGAGGCAGCCTACCGAATAGTAGAAAGAGACAGTCAAAAGCCAACAACAGTAGATGCCTTGCGGCAATTGTTGGCAGTGGAAGAAGCGTAGATGTCCTCAAATTAGAATAGCGAAAGGGCAACGCTCAAAACCCTCGTGTTAGTGTGTATCTATCAATATTAGATTGTTTTCATTTGGTTTTTTGGGATTCGGGAGAGGCTGAGGTAAAAAAGTGACTTAGTTAAAACGCCTCTCCTATTTTTACCTAAGTACAAAATACAGTGTGCCGATGTCGGCGGTTTCTTGGATTAATTTTTTGCCTTCTACGAGGGCTTGATGCAATTGGAAAAGTGCCGCAATATTTTGGGCTTGGTGGACGGGTTGAAGCTCCGATTCAATACGAAATTCAACGATGGTGGACGGTTTTGTTTTCGCCATTTTTTGATAAATAGTTAAGATTATTTAATGACGCGGCGTTGAAAAAATGTTGATTCGCCGCGTTTTTTTTCTTAATCAACGGACGAATGTAAAACATAAATAATTGATAATCAAATGATTAGATAATTATTTTCTAAAAATATTTATGTTCATGGGATTATAATTTGTTGTACGAGCCGACTAAAAGTAGTCGGCTTATTTTCCCATCAAGAAGATATGTAATTTTTTGGGGTTAACAAATGTTGTTTGGTCGCCCCTCTTCGGAGGGGTACTTTTAAAGTGGGTATTTGTTCAGACGAGCCGCATTAGTGGTCGTTTCATAGTGTTTGTTTTTTGTTTTGTCCCTGTCCCGCTTATCGGGACAGGCGATTCAAAGAGGTAGCTCAAGGTTAGAGCATCGAGGTGTTAACTCGAAGGTTGAAGGTTCGAGACCTTCCCTCTTTACAGCAAGATAATGGTTAGCCGACTTACGATAGTCGGCGAAATGAGTTTTCTGGGTAATACCCCCTCAGTTCTTTCACGCGCAAAAGAGCGCGATGCTGTTTTTACTGAGGGGTGTGTTTTTTAGCCATTTACTAAGATTATGTTTATTTGTTGGATGAAAGCCCCCTCAGTATTTTTTCTATAAAACAGGCGTATTTCGGTAGAGTGAACGCTAAGAGAGGAATACGGATTTTCGGGACTCTCCCCCCTTCGGGGTCGGGGGGTGCTGGTTTGAAACAAAAACGTTCCGATTCTTCGGAACTTTTACATTCAATACTGAGGGGTGTCTTTTTTTTAATCGTGAAAGTTTTGGAGCATACGGGCGGGTTTAATACCCTTGTTTACCGCCTGTTTTTTTCTCCTATAAGATATTTTTTTTCAAAATTATAAATCGTAATCACATGCACGTAATTTTTTTAATCCTTCTGCTCATAGCCTCTGCCTTATTGCAGATGTGTGAACAGAAACCTAAAATCCCTACAAATGGGCTATAAATCAACTAACGAGGTAATCCCCTCCACCTTAGCGGAAATCGCGGATAAAGCAAAACTGGTGTCGCAAATCGGACGCGCACTGAACCACAAATTGCGACAGCGCATTTTGGAATTAATTGAAGAAAATGGCGAAATGACCGTTACCGAGATTTGGGTAACACTCCGATTAGAGCAAACGGTTGCCAGCACACATGTAGGTATTTTGAGGAATATCGGCGTGGTGAAATGCCGTAGAGACGGCAAGTTCAAATACTACGCGCTCGACAAGAAGAAATTAGAAAGTTACAATCGGCAATTCAAGGAATTGATTGCCGACTAAAAAAAAAGCCCGAAGCACAAGGCAACGGGCAATACTGGAGAACGAGGGACGCCCCTCCTACACACTGAGATAGACGAAAAAGAAAAGCCCATGTACTCGCGATACATGGGCAATTCTAAAAAACTACAATGTTACTGATGAGTAACACCGCAAATATATGTCGAAAACTTTATTTTTTTATTAAAAACTACAATTAAAGATGAGTATTTACAACAATTTGGCACGTTGGACTCAACCCACAACAGAGGCAGAAAAGACGTTCTACGCCAAACATGCCCCCACCATTTCCCGCTACGGGATGACTCTGAAAGCGATTCAATTGATTTGGATGTGCTTCTCAGTCAATCCCGCGACGAAGCTCTTATCTGACAACCTCACACGGTTGCCGATGCTTCAACCATTTGCCCCCGCACTTGCCATCATCGTTTTGAGTTTCATGCACTACATCTTGTACCATGAAATCATTGAAACGATTTCCAATTGGAAAGACAAGGATGAAACAACCGTAAATGGATTTATGAATTGGGTTATCCCAATTCTGTTGCTCATCGGCTTAGGTATCCTCGACGTGAAAGGCGTCACCGCTACCCTTCGCTCAGATGGTTTTGAAGGAAAAAAAGCCGCAAACAGCACCGAAGCAAAAGCAATGCTCGCCGATGCGTACCGCGATTACACTATTTCTATGCAAAACGTAGCGACAAAGAGAAGCAATGATTCTGCCTCTATTGTCCCCTCCTTCCAAAAAAAGATGGACATTGCAGACAAAATTTTGACGTATGATGCTGACGACCGCAAGAAAAAAGCCGCAAAAATCGCCGCAATCAATGCAGATTGGCGGGTAGAATTTGGCAAAATACGCCAAAAGGCAGCCGACGACATTCGCACGGCTGAGGCGAATTACACGGCTGAAAAGAACCGCATCAACGGCAAATCGGACAGTACCCACACAAGTATTTCACAAGCCGATGCCGATGATAAGGCAAAATCGGAGGCAAATGGCTGGTGGGTCACAGCATTTTTTATGCTCACATTCGTCTTTATGGCGTACAAATACGTCATTTTACGGGTCACTTCGGGTATTCGCCGCAATATGCTATTCACAGAGCTTGACGCACAAGGCGGTTTTTTTGAAAAATTTTTTGTCGTACTTGGCAATATCGGTCAACGTCAAGGACAACGCTTCCTATCATGGTTTCACGAAATGGGGTCAACGGGCGCGGCTGAACTACGCGATTTTGATGGCAATGTGATTCTGAAAGCGGGAACGTACAACGGCGGCGCAGAAGTTCTGCAAACTAATAATGTACAATTACCACCACCTACTACCCCACCAACAGGCGGTACAAACACCAACCCGCCCACAAACGGCGGCGGTGGAAATGGTGGAAACGGTGGCGGTGGCTCTACCCCAACTCCTGCACCTGCACCACCCGCAAAAGCGTTGCCGATGCCTAAGCAGCAAGGACAAATGGCAACGGCTTCAATTATCATCGAGCAAAAAGACATCGTTGAAACTTGCCGTTTCAACAGCTTGCAACAAGACGATGTGCTGGATTTCCTTAACCACTACGCAAAAGACCCTTACCATTTCAAACACAATGACATGTTTGGCGTGTGCCAAAACGTCAATCCTTTACTCAGAAAATTTGAGAATGGGAAGTGGCTATTGATTGGCGATATTGAAGCGGTTAGTAATGCCCTATTGGTTTTAGAGCGACCTACACCTACCCCCTCAGTAGTGGTAGAAAAAAAAGCCATTACGCCTGTGGCACACACACAAACTGAAACTACTGTGGCACAGCCCATATTTACTGTGCCACAGCAAAAGGGGCAAATTATCTACACAGAGTTAGACGACAAATTAAATTTGCTTAAATCGAAATTGCAAAAAGAGGGAAGAAGCAATTTTACGAACAAGGAAGCCGACAACAGCAGCATCAGAAGCCGCATTTGCAAAATCTTAGATGAAGCAACTGGCGCGCTCATTGTCAAAAATGCAAAATGCAACCCCTCTGTATTGGGCGAGTTTTACCGTGTCGGAAAGGAGAAACTTGCACTGATGAAAGAGTTTGGTACAGAGCCGTATGGCGGGTTTGAAGATTTTTGCACAACCGTAGAAAACCGTTTGGGTGAGGAGGTGACAAATGGCTAACATCAAAAACCTCAAATTTCCAGACGGTACGGTTATCCAAACCAGAGGGAATATCACCGAATTCCTGTTTCACAATCACCCGCAAAGGGTAGAGGAATGGCTAAACCACAAAGAGCGTTTTGATAGCCAAATGCGGATGCTTGACACACATTTGAAAAGCGGTAAGGAGGTGAAAAATGGATAACGCAACCCGCACCACCAAAATTAATCAACTTTCAGCTTTGGTAGCTAAAGCAAAAAAGCTCAAAACAGAAATTGAAAAAGCGGATGCAGAACAGCAACGCGACAATATGGAAACAGAGCTTTTTTTCAAAATGATGAATAAGGAGGTACACAATGGCTAATCCCATTAAATCCCTCACACCGCAAGAACGCTACGAATTGTGTTACATTCTTGAAAGCAGGAATTGGCACACGGTCGTAAAAAAACTGGGCTTACACGATTACCCCATGCAAGAACCGACCGTTTCAGTTTCACCCCAAAAACAAGGGGATACTGAGGGGGGAGAAATCAATTGGGGTTTTGTTTTCGTCGTCGGTTTTTTGGCAATTGCCGCGTTCCACATTTTTTCAAAATAGGGTAGGCTTTTTTGTCATTCAGAAGGAATCTCTGCACCCTTCATATACAACGTAGAGATTCCTTCTGAATGACAAAAAAAAAGAAAAACAACGAGAAAACTACACGTATTATTTCACTTATAATCCGTGTAGAAACATGAAACTACTATTACTCTTAGCACTATTTTTTGCACACGTTTTTCGGGACTTACTCACCCCGACAAGCACCCGCAATGCCCGAATTCGACAAGGCACATACAACGAAAATTAGATTCACCCGCAAGGCTTCGCAACGATGCGAATAGGCGAAGCCTTGCCCTTTTTCAATCAATAAAAATCTTTAAAATTATAAAATGGCAACACTTGAAGACCTTTTCAACGGCGAAGAAACCGTCGACTATTGGGAATTATCCCAACGGGCAATTGTCGCAGACTTGCCCGCTAAAGATTTTTACGCGCAAATTATTCAAGGGAAATTATCTGGCACATTGGAAGAAATAGCGACACCCGTTGTGTACAGCTTGAAATTAATTAAGGAGGGCGACCATGGACAATAAGAATATCCACCAAATATTCCCAATCGGGACAATTTTCAAAACGAATTATTCCAGCCTTCACCACAGGCTGAAAACGATTTTTGAAAACTGTACACGCGCTGATTGCAAGCAACAATGGGCAACAGAGCCGACAGAGCCGCATATCCATTTTGTGGGTCAGTGTGTTGACCACAATTCGGAAAGCTATTTTGGAGGGTACGTGTTAAGAAAAGGCGAAATCGTTAATCTATTTCGTCCCGAAGACAAAATAATTATCGTGAAAATTCCACGACTCACGCAATTAAACTTATTCTAAAATGGATAATTGGAAATTAATACGACCGAATCTTCGGTGCAGCCCGATGGTGGCAAACGTCGCAATTGCGATACAGTCGCAAATGGTCTTAGAATCAAAACCCGACCAGCTACAACGGATTTTTGATAAGTGTGAAAAAATAGCTTATGAATTGTACAAAGTGCAATGGAAAAGCTATTGCGTTCATTTTGTCCTCGACGAAGAAAACCAAACCGTTAGGGCATACACAAAAAGCGACGATTATTATAACGGCAAAAAGCCGATTTTCACAATCGAAAAGATACCGCGCATAGCGTAATTGTGATTTTTCAAACGCCCGTCGTGGGCAACTGCGGCGGGTATTTTTACCAAAAAAAAAAAATTAAAAACACCAACAATGAAATTTTCAGAAACAGAACAAAAGCTCTTGCAATTTGTCGCAAGAGACCTTTTCACAGAATTAGAAGGGGAGACTGACGCGCTCGAAGTTCGACAAAAAGCCTTCGACAAGGTGCTGGCAGATGGCAGAGTCGTACAAGTACAAATTAGCATCCACACCGATGTTGAAGATTTCTTAGAAGACTTCCTAACGGTCGTAGTTGGAAAATATGAGCACCCCTCAGTATAATTCGCCTTTTCGCGCCTGTAACGCGCATTTGTAGTATAAATAATCGCTTTTATCATCGCTCGCCGCCCTAAGAAAGCGGCGGGTGTTTTTAAAATCTTTTAAAATCATTTTCTAAAAATCTAAAACAATGAAAAATTCAGTAGAAAAATTCTTGGAATTTAATGGCAAACGCATCTCGATTTTGCTTGCCGATGGCACATGGCACGTTGCTTTGCGACCAATTTTAGACGCCTTAAATGTGGACACAGAGTGGCATTTGAGAGCCGTAAAAACGGATGATATTTTAGCCCAACACCTGTGCGAACACACAGGGGTTGCCGCAGATAACAAGCTGCGTAAAATGACCTGCTTGCCCGAAAAATACGTGTACGGCTGGCTGTTCACAATCAATTCAGAAAGTCCTGAATTGCGCCAATTCAAGGAAAAATGTTACGACATTCTCTACAACCATTTTCATGGAACGTTGACGGGGCGCATCAACGCACTCAACCAAAAAACCGAAACGGAATTGGAAATCTTGAACCTTCAAGAAAAACTCGATACACAACTCCTTGAGTCCGAAGAATTCAAACGGATTCAGGAACTCAAAAAAGTACAAAAAGGAATCACTAAAACACTAAAAGAACTCGACGCAGACCTCGTAAATGGGCAATTGTCCATATTTTAAATAAGGGGAAATCTCTTTTAAACCTTCAAAACATAAAAAATCACCATTTATCAAAAAATAAATAGTTAAAAATTTGACAACGGCATGGAATTAAATACATTTGCATCAACGAACAATTTTATTACAAAGCGGGCAACTCAATACGCTCGCTGTTTTTACATGCGGGCTTTTTTTATGCCGTATTGTCAAGTTACTGACTCTAAAGATAACTTGTTGACGGCTGCCGATTCCGACAGGAATAGCCTTAGTACCCGCATTTCAATTTCACCGCTTTGTGATGAGTTGTTCGTTGGCGGCGAAGGGTGGCAGTCGTTTTTTTTGCCCCCAACTAACGAACAACTTAAAATGGCACAGTCCACCACACAGCTTCACACCGTTGAAGTCACCACCTGCCAATTGGCAATTCTCAATCATTTTCACCCGAAAGACGCGCAAGAAATGGCGCGGCTTATCAGGTCCGTTTGTACCGCCGCTATCAAATCTGAAACGGCTGACTACGAAGACATCACGTGTCTGCATCAATTTGCTGAATACGTGCAAGAGCTTTCAAATGAGCATTTTGCCGCCGCCGCCGAGTTTCAGCACCAACATAAAAAATTCATTTAGAGAAATTCCGTGTCCCGTCGCTTTTGAAGGCGACGGGACATCTTTGAGCATAAATTTTAAAAAAAATATTAACAATGACATTTACATCCATCCAAGACGAAATTAGTCATTCCTTCAAAACAAAAAAGTATATGGAATTAACCACCATACAGGACATCATCGGCGAAGAAATTGAAAAAATCCAAGCTGATGTTGACCAATTAAACCACGTACTTGCTGTATTAGATTGGCAGACAACTGAGGCGAAAGAAATTTATGACCGCCAAACTAAATTTGAAGCCAATTTACATTTCCTCAAAACGATTGGTTTTTTCCTTGCTTCACAGGAAAGCCAGTTGGAAATTTTGCGGCTAAAAAGTGATACCGATTCACAACGAATAGCCTTTTTGCGCGAAGCCTTAGCAAATAAAACGACGATGTTCAATGCGGCATCTGCTATGCTTAACCTTTACCAAATGCAGCGCGACCATTGGAGTAAATCCCTTGAAAAAGACTTAGAAAAGGAATTTTCCTTAGAAGAAATGCAAACGATTATCCCACAACTTCAAAAACAAGCGGCATAATGGCTACGAAAAAACTGCTCAACGCACTCGGTATGTCCCCACAAAATGGGGTAGATACCCCCCCTCAGTATAACGGCAAAAAAAACGGTCAAATGCCGCAAGGGGGTGAAGAATTGGAGAAAACCTCCGACCAAATTGCGGTCGAAGCCGTCCTGTCGCTTGCTGCAACCAAGAAGGAAAAACACTTGGCTTTTCCAACAACTGCCTTTCCAAAACGGGTGCAAGCCATTTTGAACACCTTTCAAGACTGCGACGGCTATCCAATCGAGTATTACTACACAAATGCACTTGTGTCCGTCGCCTCGCTTTTGGGCGTCGCCTACAAAGCCCGTTACCGTCGTGGACATGAACATTTCCCCATTTTATACGCTGCATTGGTCGGCAATTCAAGTGCAGGAAAGGGTAGAAGTATGCGCCCCGTTTTTTCAAGCCTTTTCAAAATTGAAAAAGGCTATCGGGATGCTTATACCGCCGCAATGGAAAAATACCATCAAGAAATTTTGTTTCTCGATAAGAAAGAAAAAATGCCACCGCGCCCAGCGATGCGCGAAATCCTAATGGATAACGCAACCTTAGAATCACTCATTCGCACGATGTACCGAAACCCACGTGGATTACTCCTTAACCAGGAAGAACTTTTGGCGTGGCTCAAATCTATGAACGCTTACCGTTCGGGTTCAGATGAACAGTTTTGGTTGAAGAATTGGGATGCGGCTTTTGTGAAAATCACCCGTTCAAGTACCGATACAATGAGTATTGAAAACCCGAATTGCTCGGTTATCGGCGGTATTCAACCCTCGCTTTTACACGAGTTGCTCGCCGATGGCAAGGGAGATAGTGGTTTCTCGGCACGTATTCTTTTCGCTTATCCCGAGGAAACTATTGCGCCGTATGACAATGACAAGTTTCCCGACCAATCGGTGTACGACAATTGGCACAACATAATCGAATGGATAGACGAACTTCCTAACCGTATTGCCCTCCCGACAACCGAAAGCGAAAAAGCACAAGTCGAAGATGCCGTGACGATTGATTGTACAGATGAAGCAAAAGCCGTGTACAAGGCTTTTTTCAACAAGTGCGCGGATGAAATCAATAAGGCAGAAGACGAACGCATTAGGTCAATGATGGGCAAGATGCAAGCCTATTGCATGCGGTTTGCACTGATACTTGAAATAATGAATCGTGCGAGCTTACACGCCACTATTGCGACCCCTCAGTATGCCACGCCTGCAACACCTTTTGAACCAGAAGACGATGCCCAAAAAGAAGCTCAAGAAGCCCTCAATACTGAGGGGGAAGAATGGGAAGGAACAGGCTACATTGCCAAAAAATACACAAAAACGGATGGTGTATTGGCATGGGAAGCGGTCCAAAACGACATCAAAATCACGGCTGAAACCATGCAAGGCGCAAAAGCCTTAACTGAATATTTCATCCAGACGGGTAAAAAGGTATTGCAACGCCTTGAAACACCCGTCGAAACTTTGAAACCCGAACAACAAGCGTGGTACAAAGCGTTGCCGATGGACAAACCGTTTCGTTTCGTTGTGGCGAAAGAATCTGCTGCAAAGGTCAAACTACCCGAAGCAACGTTTAAACGTTTGCTGAATCGCCCAGATTTGTTCGGGCGCAAAAATTCGGTTATCAATGGGGTGGAGATTAATACCTACATTAGAAAATGGGCGTAAAAGTGTTTTTAAAATTCAAAATCAAAAATGTACCGTGTCACAAACGGTATATTTTTTTTTCGACGAAAAACCGCAAAACCGTAAAAAAATAAAAAAATGAACCTTAAAAAATATAACTACTTAATAATCAATATTTTAGTAGGGTTCATTTAGGGTTCATTTAGGGTTCAAACGGGGTTCATTTAGGGTTCATACAGGGTTCACTTTTTAACGTATTTACCTCACAAATATTTTTTTATTCAATAAGTACGTGAACCCTCGTGAACCCTAATTTTACTTTTTCTAACTCATTGATTTATAATAAGTTAGAACAAAACAAAAAATTCACGGTGAACCCTAAATGAACCCTAAATGAACCCTAAAAAAACGCTATAACTAATTGATTGTCAATTAGTTAGTTAAAAGTAGGGTTCAAAATCAAGGTTCACGGCTGTATATAAATGAAAAAGTGCAGTCACAGAAACCTTTAAATTAATAGTCACTATTCTAAAAACTTATAAATCATGGAAAAAGAATTACAATTCCTCAAAACGTGGTGCTTGGCTTTCAGACAAGCCTTCAAGGATAACCCCGCAATGGTGGAGTTTCGCAATCGAGAAGAAATGTGTCTCGACGCTTATAACCGTATCGAAAACGGAAAAACTCTTTTCGATACGGATTTGCGTCCAGCTTTCGCGGAGTTCCGCAGCTATATTGAAAAACTTAACGAGCAACGGTCATTCAGTCCCCTGCTTTACGCCAATCACGTTTTCATGCTTGACAGCATCGAAAAGGTACTGTGTGAGAAAACCGAATTTCTCACTTATTGAAATGCCAGAATTTCTTACATTTTTAAGAATGATGTAAGGAATTCTGGCATTTATACCCCTCAGTATTTTTTCACTTTAAAATCATTCAAAATGGTCTTTTTTATTGGTGGATTTGAACCTTTTTTTGAATTTGAATTTCACAAGCCGATACATTTTTTTCGGCATGATGGGGTAAAAGTCATGTGTGGCAGCATGACCGTCGAGTGGCGGGGTATGTATGCTTATCTGGAAGGTGGTTATGGTAATTGCATTTCGGGTACTGATGACAATAACAGACATGACCTACATTACAGATGTCTGTACGAGATTGAGTACAATATGTCTATCAAGCCGCATCTTTCACCTAAGCAGGTCGCTTATATTGATAAGCTGTACAAGAAAGGCAAGTTCCAATTTGCAGGAGAGAAGTCTTATTTTGACTTAGCGGGGGATAGGTGGATATTGAGCAGCATGAAGGGCAAAAAATACGCTATGAGAAGCGAAAAAGGGAATTATGTCCACATTTCTGATGAGGAATTTAAGCTGTATCAGAAAGTAGATTTTGTATAGTTTTTTTTGTTTATTTGCCGAACACATCGGTTGACGCAGTGCCGTCCTTCACGGCATTGTCGTCAAACGACTGTTCGGCGCGGCGGCAGTATTTAATACGCAACTGCCCAAAGCGACCTTCTCTTTACTGAGGGGGTCGCTTTTTTTGTATTTTTAAAATAGAAATTAAACTTAGAATTTAGTTTTTATTTTAAAAATCTACTTAGAGAAAAAAAAAGTTACAAAAAAGTAACTAAGTATTTTGTAGTCTCGTTACTAAATAGTAACTTTGTGGCATGAAAGCAAAGCAGTTAGTTAAACTGATTGAGGCAGCAGGGTGGGAATTTCAAAAACAGGAGGGCAGTCATATGATTTTTAGCCATCCCGATTTTAGACGACCAATACCCGTTCCCAATCATGGCAGCAAGGATTTAGGCAAGGGACTTGTCCACAAAATCCTAAAACAAGCGGGGTTGCGTTAAGCAACCTCGCCCTTTGCTTTCATTTTTTTTAGTCACTATTTTAAATCCTAATAGCATGAAAAAATTACTTGTCGTAATGGAGCGCGATGCCGATAATGAATGGCAAGCGTGGAGCGATGTGGAAGAAACAGAAACATTACTTACCGCGATAGCTCCAACAACAGAAGGCGTGTTGGCACAATTGCGCGAACTGATAGTGATGTTTCAAAAAAAAGAATGGCTCGACGTTCCAGAATGGGCAATGCTCGATGCTGAAAAAGACATCGAGTTTGAATTTGCGTACAGCCTTGTGAGTTTTTTCGATGAGTTCAATTTTTTGAAAATTAGCGAAGTCGCAAAAGCCGCAAAGCTCAATCCCGCATTAGTTCGGGCGTATGCCAATGGCGATAAAAACCCGTCACTCGCCCAAGCCCAAAAAATACAAGAGGCGGCGCATCGCCTCGCACAGTCCTTACTTTCAGCGCGCATCGTACCTACAACGGTACGGCAAGCTGCTTGACGACTGCCTTTCGCTTTCATAAAAGTTTTCAGCCTTTCCGATGCGTCGGGAAGGCTTTTTTATTTATGTTTGATACCAACAAAAAGAGTAAAACAAACTTTTATCACTCACGAATTCAAGACTTAAATTCATAAATAATGGAAAAGAAAAAATATTTATTCGCAGATGACGGCAGCTATTTTGTTGCCGCATCTGCGGCGCAAATCGTCTTCTATATGCGCGATACAAGCAAAATGGGGTCACAAGACTCATTAGAACATTATATGGTTGGTTTTGCTGACCGTTACCGTATTGATACAGGCAACAATGTTCGTTGTGATAGCTGTGATAATTTTGTTGCAGATTTGCAACAATTTGGTTTTTTGGCAGAAGTTGCAACTGAATTTAATGAAGCGTTTAATAGCGATTTTTCATAAGCTATTGATTTTTTGAACTATTAGAGCGTAAGCCGCCGATGCAAAGTGTTTGCATCGGCGGCTTTTTTGTGTCCTTTTCTATGTGTACTGAGGGATAGACTTTTGAATAAAAAAGATATGGCACTCGGAAAAATAAGCCGCGAACAGATGCTGCTGGAGATGCAAACGGCGAATGGAAAGCCGTTTTTGGTGAAGTTCATCAAAGCCGAAGATGGCACAGTCAAGGTCATTGAGCAATGTTTGTACGGTGGTCAGAAACGAGAAAAGGGGAGTGGTACGGTCAACAAATCGGGGCAAAAACGCAAAGTGACTTCATTGAAAGAAACAGGAAAAATCCCTTTGTTCGACGATGATGCACCCGAAGGAGACGCTTATCGGTCGCCTTTCATTAGCCATATATTTCAATTCAATAACTATCAAGTTCGGCATTAAATGGGACAATTAGAAAAGATAAGCGACCGCGTTTGGGTATCAGAAGCGCACAATGTCATGGTCAGTTTTGGCTCTGTGAACTATACTAACATCGTCGAAGGTATGGACGGTGGTGGTATGCGTACTGTGCGTCTGGGCAAAACAAAAGCCGAAATAAAGGAGTGGGGAACAAATAACAGCGCACCAAGTGAGCGTGAAAAGCTGTTGCAAAATAATGAAATTTTGCCCAATTTGCAGATATTGCAACGCAATTTGCTCATCGGTGGTGGCATGTACACCTACAAAGAAACTTATGATGCCGAAGGGAAAAAGAAGTGTATGGAGGTAGAAATGCCTTCGTATATGAAAACTTTTTTTGACGAAACCAACATGGATTTGGTGCTTGAGACAGCGTTTTCAGAATTGACAAAACACTTGGTTTGTTTTCCCGAAATTGTCTGGACAAGAGATGGTCGAGTGAAAAGCATTGAAGTGAAAGAATCGCGGATGATGCGGGCTGAAAAAAAGCAGAAAGGGAAGGTGCAAGCGTATTGGTTTTCGGGTCATTTTGGCGTGGAGCATTGGAAAAACATTAAGGAAGAAGTTGTTTTGGAGCGCATCGCACTCTATGACCCAACACTTGATGAAGCAGGGCGACGGGCACAGGGTCGGTTTGTCTATCCGATTTCGGATATGATGATGAATGATGGGTATTATCCCATACCGCCGATTGATGGCGTGAAAAATTGGGTGGTAATAATGAATAAAACACCGATTTTTCACGATACAAACCTTGATAATACCTACGCCATGAACTGGCATGTGGAAATTCCAGACGATTATTTTTACGACTGGTTTTCCGTCAATGAAGGTTTGAAGAAACCCGAAGAAGCAAAAAAAGAAGCCGTGACCGCCGAAGAAGAGTTTATTGAAAAAATGAACAAATTTTTCGCGGGTGTCACCAATGCAGGTCGAACAGTTTACACGAAGTTTCGTACAACATTAGAGAAGGATTATCCTGGCATCAAAATAACTGCCTTGAAAGGGGATATGCGGGATGAAGCTCTTTTGAAATTGCACGATGCGGCGACCATTGCGGTACTGTCCAATCAAGGCGTTCCTGCGGTTTTGGGCAGTATTCCGACACCAAATCGGATGTCTGCGGGTGCTGAAATTCGCAATACTTTGACGATGTATTTGATTATTTATGCGCCGTTTTTGCGGAACAAAATGATTAAATTCTTGGAATTTATCGGGCGTTTGAACGGTTGGGATGCGTCGGTTAAGATTGGTTTTCGGGATGTCGAAATCACGAAATTAGACGAGAACAAGGCAGGAAAATCAGAAGGGTCAATGAATAATTCTAATCAAAATACAGGAAATGGAAAGAAAGACGGTCAAAGCGGCAATTGATTTGCCCGAAAGTTTTTTAGAAGATTATGCCGATTTTAAGGCTTTGCAAACGTATATTCGTCAGCATCGGAAATGTGGCGATGTATTTTTGCCGACAAATGAAGCGATTTCTAAAACGGGTATTATTTCAAAATCGCCTTATTTTGGTGTTTTGGGTATAATTGAGCGTTATTTTAGGGGTAACATTTGTGCGCCGATGGAAAAAAGTGAGCCGCGTTTGTTTGTGTGTAATTATGAAAAACCCAAATATTGATTCATATTTTAAAAACATATTCGATGATAAATCCAATAAAAATTGTAGAGATAGAGGCTGGTTATGTATATCGAAAATGCTCTTGAATCCTTAGAGAGTAGAAGCCGAAATCGAAAATTAAGAGAAGTTCAAGGGACATATTTAAAATAGAACCCCTCAGTATTTTCATTAAAAAAGCCGTGTTGATTCAATCAACACGGCTTTTTTAATGTCCTTTTTTATCATTTTAAAGGTTTGCAGCTTTGTTTTTATGAAGCTGACAATGACGAAAATAGGGTATGAAGCGGCGGTTGAACGGTTAAGAAAAGCCCAACCGACACACCCGCTTTTGAAGGACATGCAAGCCGCGCACACGCGGTTTACGGAATTGTTTGTTGTTCAGGCATTGGATAAGCTCACGCCATCAAGCGCACCGAAGCCTAAACTGACCCCCTCAGTAGTGAAGCCGATTGAACCACAGCAAACGGTAAAAGATGATTATGCAGATGATTTAGCACAGCGCATGAATCACCTTATCGGGGCAAAGCGCAGTATGAGTAACCAATTTTTTGATATTCAAAAGGATGCAAAAAAATGTAAGGAGCTATCGGTAAAAATATTGACTTACGAAGCCGATATAGAAGACCTACGCGACCAACTGAGTTACTACCGCCAACACAATAAACCACGTCCCGACCCTGATGGTGGTGTGGATGCTTTCAATATCCCTTCTACGAAGTTTGAAATAGACAAAAAATTAAGGTCTATCCGCACCATGATTTGTCAGGTGCAGGATGAAATAGAAGCTGCTGCCCTTAGCGGCGACACAAAGCGTATCCAAGAGCGTGAAAAACGCCTACTAACCCTTAAAAATCAACGCGATGTTGCCGAGCAAAAATTACAACAAGCGACGGTTTAAACCCGCCGAATTTGAAGCCGCTGACCGTCTCGAACGCTTGTATATGCACCGCCTTGACCCCGCGAATTGCAAACTTGCCGAGCGTGAATTGCGGCATTATGACCGCGTTCGACATGCCATGTTGATGCTCATCAAACCTACTGCGATACCTTCCGAAGTCGTGTGGCTACTCACACAAGATTTGGGCATAAAGACAACGACTGCGCGGACACTCGTGGCACAAGTCCCTGTTGTCTATCCCGATTTGACAGAAAATGCGCGTATTTTGGAAAAAGAAGATATAGTCGCCATGCTGCACACAGTTGTACAACATTGCCGCGAATCGAACGAATCAGAAGATAAAGCGATATTGATTAAGGCAGCGAAGGAGATTAGAGAAATTAGGCAGTGGGGTAAAGAAGATTTTGGGATTAAAAAAGGGGATATTCAAATACCAATTCCAATTTGGAGCGATGACCCCTCAGTATTAGAAGTTGCCAAAGACGAACCCGAAGAAGCCGAATATGAAGAAATAGACAACGATATGTCGAGCGATTTTAACCCCGAAAACTACGCCGACTATGATTATTAAGCGCAAAAACAAGCCCAAAGCGAGTTATTGGAATGATAAACAGAAGCAATTTCTGAAAGCTCCACAAAAGCGCAAAGTGATAATGGGCGGTCGTGGTATCGGCAAAACCACGTTGGATGCAGGGGTAATGCAACAACGGGCGTCGTCTATGCCGCGTTCAAAATCGTTCTTGATTTCTGCCACTTATAACCAAATACTAACAAAAACGCTTCCTGCAATTGAAGCGAAATTGAAAGATTGCGGTTGGGTAGAAGGCTTGCATTATGTTTTTGGCAAGCAACCACCACCACATTTTGAACGAGCAGTTTCCGAGCCACGACGGTATGAAAACGTATTTTCTGTCGTGAACGGTTTTTGCGTGGAAATGATTTCGATGGACAACGCTCAGACCAATCGGGGCGGCTCTTATCAATCAGGGAGTGTTGACGAAATGTTGAATCTGAAACAACAAGACTACACACAAGTCATTGTGCCGAGCGTGCGCCCGACCTTGGGCGACCATCTATTTAAGCATTCTCCTTATTTCAAGCAAATCTGTTTTTATACCTCCATTCCTCGCAAAGTGTCGAGTGAATGGATATACAATTATGAGGAATGGGCAAAATCTGACCCCGAAACCTTCTATTTTTTAGAGGCTACCAGTTGGGACAATGTAGATGTCCTGGGCGAAGACACGCTCAAAATGTGGGAAAAAGAAATGCCCTATCTGGAGTACCAGATAGAGGTGATGAATCGGCGTTTGAAGGTCGTGGAGTCTGCATTTTATAACAAATTCGATAGGTCAGTCCATTGCTATGCAGTGAAGTATTTGTACGATATAGGTCCGCGTGGTTGGGAGACAAAGCATGTCGTTGACCCACATTACCAAGACGACGAGCTACTGGAGTGGACGTTAGACTTCGGTGGTTGGATTAACGTGGGCTTAGTTATTCAAGGGCGGCGAGGGTATGAGAATATCCTTGATTACCTATGGGTCAAGGACGAAGAAGGTAAGGTAGATGAACTGATAGACAAGTTTTGTGAGCGTTTCAAACGGCACAAACACAAGGTAGTAAGGCTATGGGGTGAGCGTATGGGCATGGCTAAGAACGCTTTAGTCAAGGGCAATATCTATGACTACATGGCTCAGAAGTTACGAGCCAGAGGTTGGGAGGTTATTATCAAGGCACAAATTGATAATACGAAAGACCACAAGGTACGGCATCAAGTCATAAATGACATGCTTAGTGAGCGTGAAGGTCGTAACGCTGCACTACCTAAGATTCGCATCAATGAAGTAGCCTGTAAGGACTTCATTATCGCCATTGAAACTACCGATACCAAGAACACCAACGAGAAGAATAAGGATAAAGAGAAGGATAGAGCCTTCCCTCAAGAACTTGCTACCCATGCGCCTGATGCTTTTGATTATTACTTCATTCAGAAGTATGCAGTACGACTGAGTGGCGGAAGTCGTAGCGCAGGGACAGTGAACTTTGGCTGATGCTGTTAGCCAAAGCATATATCAAGTAAAAAAAGATTGACTTAATTAAGTCAAAGCCAATCCGCGCTTGCAGCATCGTGGAGGAAAGTTGTTGAAAAAATAACTTTTTCTTTTTCTAAACAGTTGTAAATCAAATACATGTAAATAATTTTAATATATTTTCACTTGTCCTTTTGATACCTAATTTTGATACTCATTTTTGTTAAAAATTAAATAATGGAAATTCTTTTTAAACTTAATGACACCTCAGTAGATTTGAAAATCGCTATCGTTGGAGATACTGATTTTCAAGATTTTTACGCGAAAGTTAACATCAACAACGCTTGGAAATCTTTAAAAAACTACATCGAACAGGCAACAGAAAATCAACTTTTACCTTTCGTTGGTGAGGCTTTTTACAATACGATTGCATTAGCATACAATAATAACACGAGCCTTTCTACAACTCAGTTGAAGGCTTTGCGCTTAATGAAATTTGCGGTGGCATACTACGCCGCACAGATTCAATACATTGAAAATATGGATACTTCCACAGATGCGGGAAACTTCCAAAATATGCCTACAAGCGCAAATCCGTCGCCCATTGCCACTTTCAAAATCAAGTTGCAGTATCTGACTGAAACGGCGGATAAGCACCTTGACACCCTCCTTGCCTACATGGATGAACGGGTGAAGCTGAACGATACAGGCTTCTCTACTTATGCAAATTCACTTGCCTATTTGAAGGGTAAATCTGACCTTTTTCGTACCACTGAGGAGTTTCAATCTTATCACAATATCTGCAACAGCCGTCGCACTTTCCTTGCCTTGCATCCTTTTATGCGCGATGCAGCGCGGTTGTATGTGATGCCTTTGATTGGGCAGGATATGTTCAACGAGCTTGTGCAGCAATACAATGATAATGGGTTAACGACTTACAATGCCGTGCTGCTTGATTATGTACGCCCGACTTTAGCGAAATACACGGTCATGCTTGCAGCATCAATGAACGGTTTGAAAATCGAAGCAGACGGCTTCCGCATCGTTAGTAATACCGATGGCTTTGACAGTCGCACGTCGGCGATTACTGCGCGGCGCAATGAAGTAGGAAACTTGAAGTTTGAAGCGGAGGATTATGCCAAGCAATATTCTTCCGACTTAACCCAACATTTGAACGCCAATATTACACATTATCAGACCTATCAAACGCAGATGGCGAACGCTAATGACACCCTTCGGGCTTCTAAAATAGTCACCTCTCCACCAAATTTTGAAGGCAAAATTATTGGTGGTATTGGTGTTTTTTAATTTAAAAACTAAACTCGGAGTTTAATAATGAAAATGAAATCCACGAAAGAATTAATCTCTATTTATGGAGACCCGTTGAAAAATCAAGACGCATTTGAGGCGAAGTATATGACGTTTTGGGAAGTGCCTAATGACATATCGGAGGCAATACCTATTTTACCTAAGCGTATTTATTGCCATAAACTTTTAGTCAATCCTTTAGAAAGAACATTTAATCGCTTGATTGACAAAGGCTTGCATTTTGAAATTAAAACCTTTGATGGCTGTTATAATCCGCGATACATTCGGGGGTCAAAGACGATTCCAAGCCGTCACGCATGGGGTTTGGCGATTGATATGAACGCGGCATGGAATAAATTGGGGCAATCTGAACCGTCATGGTCAGAAGACTTTATTGAGGCTTGGAGAGACGAAAATTGGACGTTTGGTGGCAATTGGTTGGCGCGTCCCGACCCGATGCACTTTCAATGGGACAATTTTTAACGTCCTTTTACACCCCTCAGTAACACCCCACTTTTGTAGCAAAAAATTGGTTATGAAATATTTTTTGTTAGCACTACTCTTTCTTGCTTCTTGCCGAATTCCCAATAAAATTGATTGGGCTAAAGAGTGCGCGGAGCGTCAATCTTCGCGCACTGATTCGGTTATCTATCGCACCGAAACGGTGAAAGTGGATACTTTTATCATGTTGGAGAAAATCCGCACGGCTTATGTTGACACAACACTTTGCCCACCTTCTGAGAAGGGGCAAATTATTGTCAAAACAAAATATCTTGATTGCCCCCCGCAATTAACAGTCGTCAAAACCCGCGTTTTGCACGATTCTATTGTGATTTTCAAAGCCAATCTTGCGGCTGAAAATTACCTTAAACGTCAATTAGATACCGCAAACAGCAATGTATCAGCTATTCATCAGCTCAATTTGTCACTTAAAAGTGACATTAAGGAACTAAAACGTAAGAAGCGGGTAGCCGTGTGGTTTGCGTCACTTGGTTGGCTTTTGGTGGCTTTATTTGGTTTCGGTACGCTCAAAATTTGGCAACGCAATCGCTAATATTTGTTAATCCCACATAAATTTTTTGTTCCAACATGCTCACAATTAAAACCCTTTTGGTGGCTTTGGTATCGTGGCTTTTGAGCTTCATTATGCCTGTTATGCCGTTTTTGGTCTTCACCACGATTCTTGTTTTTGCCGATTTGCACACAGGCATCAAGGCAGCAGAATTTAGGAAAGAGGAAATTCGCTCGCACGGTTTGCGCCGCACGATTAGCAAGATTGTCTTGTATTTCATCGCTATTTTGCTGTCAGAAGGCATGAAAATGGTTTTTCATTTTCCGTCATGGGCAGATGTGAGCTTTCTTATTGCGGGTTTAATTGCCGTAACGGAGTTTAAATCCAATCTGGAAAATATCTCAGAATACACACAGAAAGACTACTGGGGCGAAATCGCCCGACGCTTACCGAATGTATTGGATTGGGTCGTACCTAATCGTAAAACCGATATTAAGAATGACGGAAATACACATTAGTATTCCAAGAAAGTTCGGGTTTGTCCGTTGGACAACCCGCCGCCGCCGTTTTTTGCCGACTGCGTGGACAGATATTACGAGTCCGAAACGGCGGTTATTTTTTCTCCATTGCGCCACCTTTCACCCGAAACCCGCCGCAACTGTCGAGATACTGAGGGGTGTCCTTGATGTGCCTAAAACGGAATTTTTGGGCATGTCTGACGTGGACATTGCCGCAATGTCCGAACGTTTGGAATGGCTCTTTGAACCACCCTCCGCTACGCCTATCGTCGAATCTTTTACCCATAAAGACACCAACTATTTTCTCCTAAAACCCGATTTCGACAATGGCACAGCCTTCGAGTTTGCCCTCGCCGATGAGTATTACAATGAATGGGCGACCAACCGCGACGATGCCGATGCGCTCATCCTTATGGTTGCTGCTTTGGTGCGCGCACACGCACCCAATGCCCCGACGCTCGATAAGGAAGTCGTAGAAAAACGTGCTGTGCTATTGGCAGATTTGCCCGTAGAAATCATCATTGCGGTACTCCGCTATTTTGAAGCGGTGAAGAAAGATGTACACGAAATTGGGCAGCAAGTCGGTTTGTTCGACCCGCCGAAAGAAGAAAATGAAGCTGAGTCTGAAACAGACACTACAATCCATTTTGGTTGGTGGACTGCCTTCCGAAGCATCGCCAAGCAGCCCGTGTTTGGCGACTTTAATGGCGTGTGTCGCGCTTTTTTCATGGATGTACTCAGTTTTATGATTGAGGAAAAACAACGCAACGATGCCCAAGAAAAAGCCTACAAAAAAGCGTCAGAAACAAAATAAATTTCTCAAAACCGATGTTACATTTTATCCCTTCTGTAATATGAGTTATGTTTACTTGGGGTGTTTTTAGCTTTTAACGGGTGTCACAGTTGTAACGCGACTTTAAAGTCGCGCCACGTCTAAAATCCTATTAAATCCTTAAAAATCCTGCCCATCCTAATTCTAAAAAATTGTCCTTTGCCCCTCAATATCACCCACCCATTTTTGCACAAAAAAAGGGCTAAATATGATTCACGACCTTCCTACATTCGAGCAATACTTCACCCAGTTCAAAGGCAAATTTGGCATCAAGGCGGTTGTCGTTGGCGGTTACAATGAGTTGATTCAACTCCAGAGCAGCCAATTGGCGTACCCCGTTTTGGTGCTCGAAACACCCGAATTTGACGAAGACGCCGATGGCTATTTTGGTTTTCAAACCCGCATCGCGGTCTTGGAAAAATGGGCAACGACCCGCAAAACATCGGAGTATAAAACCCTTCTAAACGAGTGTCGGGAAGCCGTAAAGCAGGTCTGTGAGTCTATGCGTACAGACAGAACGAAGCTCGTTTATCGCCCATTTAAGACCCACTACGAGTTTATTGAGCGTGGTCAAATGGTCAATGCCGATGCGCTTTTTGGGGCAATTGCACCTGAAGTAGAATTCATTTCTTTCAAATCCTGTGAATAACTGATGGCAGCTACCTTAATCACCAAACCGCCTGTTGTGGGCTTGTCCAAAGAGCCAATGCTCGTGACGCTCGGTACTAACCTTGTGGCATCTAATCGGGCATCGTTCGATTTGATTCTGTCGGGTGATGGACCTAATGAGAATGAGACAATTTTAATCCTATGGGGTGACAAACGGGCACTCTTAACCGCCCGTACAATTCCCGATAATTCGGGCATACAAATCCCTATAGCCCCTACTGGCGTTAATGAAGCCTATCTTTTAGCCCTCGTAGAAGCCTTCCGACGTAATGAATTATTGAGCGATGATTTTGTATTTACAAGTGATATGTATGACCCGAATGAAGGCAAAATAACCGCAACAGCCGTCTATTTTTCACTTTTATTCCCCCTCAGTAACAACCTCCTAAGTAACGTTAGTTTCGTGCCGACCCCCTCAGTATCCGCCTATTCTGAACCCAATTTAACGGCTCTCCTGCGGGTAGAAAAACCGACTGGCGAGCAACTTTTGAAGGTGTCGCCTTCCTACGTCATTGGCAGTAGTGGCGGTGGTCAAGTGGTGACGGATATTCGCTCAGCTTTTGAATTATCGGCGCATATTCCCGACTTCTCGGCTCTGATGGGCGAAGCATCGCGCAGTATTCAAGCCTATATTATCCGATATGCCGACAAATACGGTAGCCCTGTTGTGGCTGAATCCCTCTTAAAAACAGGAGAGCAATACGCTATTTTCGGCGGTCGTGCTGCCAATAGTCCCCATATTTTTGCCCCAAATTCAAAAGGATATTATGTCTGTCATCCGTCTCAAGAACGGCTTGTTACACGGACTCAAAAAGCATGGACATATATTTTTAGCCCCATCGAAAAAGAAGTAACCGTTGGTGTCCGCATACATTTGGCGAATGACCCACGACAAGATTTGATTTATTGGGTCGGCGATAAGTTCACCATGCACCCCAATAAGCTCTATTGGTTTCAGTCGGGTTATGTGGAATTGGGGATTCAAAACTACGCGACTGCCGTAGGTTTTGACCCCACAACAATCGTCGCTTATGATTTCTTAATCATAGAGCCTGTGATGGCAATGATGCTCGTTTCCGTGCCTTTTTCCTTCGACACCTGCCATTTTGATAGCCTCACACTCGCCTATTCAAACGGACTTGGTGGCATTGATACCGTCAATATGCGCGGTGGCTATACCCAAAAATCAGAAGTCGAACGGTCGTTAATTCGGCATTTTTACGCCGATGAAATGGACGTAACGACGGGTGAATTTTCCACCATCGAAGCCGAAGGACGCGGCATTTTGGAAGTTGAAACGGGCTATTACACACCTCCCTATGCAGCTCAATTACGGCAATTGCTCATGGGCGACGTGTGGCTCGTTGACGAAAAAAATGCAAGATTTGTGAAGCTCGTAGCCGATTCAAAAAGCGTAGAATTCAAGCCCAAAAAACGCGGCTTAGTCTCTTTCCAAATGGGATTGAAAGAAGCCTTTACAAGCAAAAACCTCGTGTAGAGTCGCACACAATCTCGCGTAGTCGCTTAAAAAACTTTTCACTTTTCACTTATCACTTATCACTTAAAACATGCGTTTTGGAATCGAAATAGACGGCGAAATGCTGGATTTATACCCAAAAACCAAGTTCACTTGTGAACTGCGGTCAACGGCATATTTTGGCGGTGACGAAGCCGTGTACAATTCCTCCTTTGTCTCCACACAGGCAGTGCCTCCGACAGGACGGAATTTGCGGCTATTGCTGCATCCAGAGCGCATAGATTCGGCTGATGTTTTTATTCAGGACAAACCCTGCGTGTTTTGGTGGCGCGGCGTGGATTTATTTCGTGGACATGTATCTGTGCGAAGTTTTTTAACCGTTTATATGACGGTTGAATTGAATCCTGTTTTAGCCAAAACGCAACTTCAAAATATTGATATTGGCACGATGGATTTAGGCGCAAATCCGCTTCAAACGGCAACTGATACGCTCCAAAATCCCGAAAGTTATCCTGGCGTGTTTTGCCCGATTCTCAATCCGCGCACAGTGCCCGAACAAGGCTATTCTTGGTACGGGAATGACATTCCCATCTATCAAAACGAGTGGGACGGCGAGACAGAAGATAAGCTGCGGTTCACAGGCGGTATATCGCCCCAATTGCGCTTACAATTTGTGTTGGATGCCATTTTCAAATCAACCAATTATCGCCTATCCAATCACTGGCTCACAACGCCTGAATTGCGCCGATTGTTGGTCTATAACAACGCCCAACTCTATCCCGATGCGTCTGGCATTGTTGCACCGATTGACTTGTCAAGCCTTATGCCTAAGCAAACAGGCGGTGCTTTTCTCAAATCCGTAGCCCGTCCGTACAACTTGATGCTCGATACGGACACGATAAATAAAACCTGCGATTTGCTCACAATGCCGCAAGTTTTGGGCGAAGTGCCGCGACATGACTGGACAAAAAAAGCAATTGAAGCACCCATTAGAGAGCAGGACGACGGTAAACTACCCCGTTCCTTTGGCTTCAAGCATGAAGCCGATTGGATGCCTGACACGGCAAAGGATTACAGAAAACCGACAAACGCACTCGGCATAGACGACCCTGCTACGCCCGATGACGAACGCAGTCCAGACGGTTTTTACACCAATTCGACAACGGGCATCCGCTACTATCACCACAATATTGGCAAAGTCCCTGGGCTGACAGTATCTGCACTTGTCATGCGCGAATGTCGAGATAGAACGGGCAGTTTGGGCACAAATACTGAGGGGGTAAGTTTTGAGATTTCGCCACTATTGGGCGCAAAAATGTACGGGGCGAATGTGCATCCTTACGGCTCAGAATCCTTTGGCGTGTCTGTAAATGCGCCACATGGCGGTAATTTATCCGTCAATACTGCCCCTACTAAATTGTTTTTCTTTCGGGGATTTCGCACAAATGAATTAGGGTATCGCTACCCTTTTGGCTCGTCTGAAATCGTGGATTATAACGGCGTTCGGGTACAAGTAGGCGAAGGTGCAACGGCGTTTGATGCTCAACACGACATCAAGTGGACGGGAGATACAGGGATTTTTAACCGCTATTGGCGCGAATGGTATGAGGTTTTGGCAAGAAATGAGCGCATAAAAGCGAAGTTTGCCCTGACACCTAATGATGTCCGAACCTTTAGGTTTTCGCATAAAATTAGGCTGAACAATATCAACTGTTTGGCAAAAAATATCACGTTGTCACTCTCTGAAGAGTCCGAATTTGCGGAGGCAGATGTGGATTTAATCCGCACATTTTAATTAAGGTAGAAACTTTACGGCGGTTTCCCGTATAAGGTATATATTTGCGTTTGACTTATATAACTAAATACCCATGCTATGCGCGTACCCATTGACATATTCACCAAAAAGGTGCTTGAAACACTGTATTCCCCCCTACCACTTCGCATCGAAAAACACGACGACTTACATGCCCGACTTTTGGTACTCGCTGCCACTGCGGACACCGAAGACGTGACGCATCTCGACGACATTCTAACCGAGCACATTGAGCTAAATCTCCCCCCGGGCATTGCCGAAATACTGAGGGGTATCCCCTACCGAACAGGGGCAAAATTGAAGAAGTTTGTGCGGTCAGTTTTCCTCGAATACGTCTATGCACGGCACGGTTTAGGGCAGCAAGCTCTTATCTCGATAGAGAACTTTTGCGACGAGCATGAAGTCGAATTAGACGTGGATATTACATACGATGCACTTCTCCAAGCATGGAAACGATTTTTTCGTACTAAAAATCGGGAATGTTTCGACCGCTACCGCCGTCAATCCGTCCTACTTAGCGGACACTCTGTGCTAAAGAAAATGCGCCATGTGACCCCCTATTCTGACGATGCCCTCCGAGACATTATTAATACGTACCTCTCCGAGAACCGATTACTCTTTCACCACCGACAAGATGAGCGTCGCCCATTCATCAAAAAACGCCGCGACCAACTAAAGGCGTATGTCTGGCGCGTCATCGGCGGTCGCCCCGCCAAAACAACGGCACACCGTTTAAAGGTGCATGAACGGCAATTGCGCCGCCACGTAGCTTCCTTTAAAATCTTTTTGGCAACTGCACCCCCCGTTGTCCTGTCTAAAGAAAAAACGCCGCAATAACTTTGCGGTCTAAAAAGTTTGATTTTAAAATAATGGTTTGAATTTTTTATTTGTTCATGGGAGATGAGTAGAGACGCGATTTATCGCGTCTTTTCTTTTTTATGCCCCTACCTATCCCCCCCACTTATCACTTTTCACTTATCACTTTTCACTTAATCCCCGTCCTTTCACGATTTCTGCACACCTTATAATATTGTATCACAATTCGGGACGAACCGACATTTCTAATCAAAATCCCTTGTGATATGCG